ATGCGTTCGATTTGATAAGGGGTACCACAAGTCCTGAAACCACTCACTTTGGACGTCGATCTCGATATCTTTGCCCTTCATGAACGAAAAGATGTCCATCATGCCGCTTTTGTAGCGCAAATCGTACAAAAATTGGTCGATAAAGGCCCTAAGTTGGACCTTATTTGGGGATCGGGAGGAATTGAGGAGGTTGTATAGGCCTTTTTCGTTGATATAGACGGCTCTACCGTCATTATGAGACAGATTTGGGATGTATGTACCGAGAGATGTGGGGGGGTTATATACGTTCACTTCATCATTAAGATTTTTCAATGATTTTTTGTTATCATGATCAACATAACGTTGCAAAGAATCTTTCATATCTTTGTAGTCCAATACAGTACAAATATCTTTGCCGCAAAAGTAAGGACAGTCAGATGTCCCTTGGAGTCTAATCTGTAGGTCTTTGTTGTTAATGCGAACACTTAATTCATTAATTACGTTTGAGTTCATGTTTACTTAATTAAGGAATTCCAAGTCCGTCTGATCAAAAGTGCATAATCATCTTTTTGAACAAAACACGGGTAGTGGCGCCACTACCCGTTCGATTTGATAAGGGGTACGGCGCGAAACCAGGCACTTGAGTATAGTACTCACCTTCGTATCCTAACCAGGTCAAAACACGCATAGTCACGAGGCTATGCGTTCGATTTGATAAGGGGTACGGCGCGAAACCAGGCACTATTATTCGAAACAGTTTTCTTGATTCTATTGATGATTCAGTGGCTTGGGCAAAGCCCAACCAGGTTATTAGGAGCAGTTGCGGCTAACACGCATACTCCCGAGGACATGCTGCTTTTTGCTCATTGGGTACGGCGCGAAGCTTGGGCTGTGCCCAATTGGCGAAGCCAAGCGCCGCGCGCGGCTTCGCCGCGTACCACAAGTCCTGAAACCACTCACTTTGGACGTTGATCTCGATATCTTTGCCCTTCATGAACGAAAAGATGTCCATCATGCCGCTTTTGTACAAAAATTGGTCGATAAAGGCCCTAAGTTGGACCTTATTTGGGGATCGGGAGGAATTGAGGAGGTTATATAGGCCTTTTTCGTTGATATAGACGGCTCTACCGTCATTATGAGACAGATTTGGGATGTATCAGTCAGAAAGTGAATCGAATGCTTCGCCTAAATGCGTGTCAAAGAACAATTGGGCGTACGGTAAAAAATTGAATTTTGACAAAACGAAATGATATAAAAATATATTTATAATGTATGAACTTGAAGGAGAAGATTGTTCCAAATTTCACGAAGAAATCGTTAGAATAATGAAATACGATCCTATCGAAAAAATAAAAACGTCGACGCTGATGTCAGATCTTAACGACGCTTTAATGTTTTGCGTAGAGATCGCAAAAGCAGTTGTTAAGCATTCTTCGAACACAGATTTGATATCGGCTAACAAGATTATTCTATCAGGAGATGATATGGTTTTTTTATGTAAAGTAAAAATATATGCAGCCAAAAAACTGAAAATAATGCTTTTAGATGAAGCATCTCGTAATTCCAATTATATCAGAATTTGTCGAAATAAAAATCATAACCCTAATGACTTGTGGGAAGCTCTTGCTTGGAATCATAATTTAGTCTAGACATCGTAGTTTAGAAAAGCCCTCGTGGGCCGGCAAAACATCTCATCACTTTAAAGTGCCGAGATCATTCCAATATTGCAAATGATGAGGGAAAGAAGATGCATTTCTCCTTTTCCTGCATTAAATTTCAATTTATATCCCTCCTGGATATAAATTTGTATTCCAATCAAATAAATCTATTTTTTTTTATTAAGCAACTTTACGCTATTATAATCCGATGACACGTGTTGAATTGATGTCACGAAATTTGTTTTTTGTCATTTCATCTTCGAACAAAAAGTCGTAATTGGTCTGTGTATTGCTCAAAAAGAAGTTGTTGTCATGATTAATATCTAAATTAACGGCCATGCAAAAAAAGGCACTATCGCACAATAAATTAAATTTAGAATTTTTGATTATTTCGATATAATACGGTATTAGATGTCCTATCAACTTATTCGCCAATTCATGGCGATCACTTCCAGGCTCGTAGCAATTGAAGTTTGGGTTTACAAAGAATATTTCGTTTTTGGTTACTTGCATCTTTTGTTCTACTTCTTCCATAGTAAACTGCAACCCTCTATCAGAAAAATTGTGAACAAAGGCGTAATTGGGTTCTTGGTTCTTCAAAAGCATGTATAGCTGAGTGTACTCTTCTTTTTCAGGGATATGGTAATAATTTCTGAATATTTTATAATCGTAATTCAATTGCTGGTAATATGCCAGAGGTACTCGAGATAAATTTAGATATTTACCATTCCACCACCCTGTATCAATAAATTCATAAGCAGTGCAATTCGCGCAATCACGTATAATTTCATTTACTTTATTAATATCATAATTATGATTCTCGAGATTAATAAAGTTATCACATGCATAGAATGAAATACATGGATCGTCCTCGTATATTAATCTCAGGTTTTCATAATTCCGGTTGTATTTCTTCAGTCCTAAATATTCTTTCAAATAAAAAATTACTACTTCGTCATAATAAGTGCTCAAATACCTAATAAGACCAATTGCAGTGATATGATCACCCATACCAAGATGAGTCAGTACAAACACTTTCGACTTTTGCGTCGTCGATCTATTAATTTTTCGAATGATTCGAAGCTTTCTATTAGTTTCTTTCAAAATGCGCTTACTCGTTGTCTCGTTTTGACAAAGACATTTGCATTCATTTTGGCATTTACAGAGACATTCTTTTTCGCAATGGCAAATTTCATGATCGCGAGTTAATTGTTGAATGTTGGAATTTATCAGTTGTAGTACTTTGTAATAGAATTGATTACCGTTCAAGTATGGCTCCAGTTTCGTGTATAACGCATCGTAAACATCATGCTTCGCATCTGCATGATCATTTTCAGAAGAATTCAATTGAATTTTAAGCACAGAAAGTGAATCGAATGCTTCACCTAAATTCTTAATCAGTGTCATTTTTGTAATGTGTATAAAATGTTATCCTTTAGTAACAAAATTACGAGAATCAATTTATATCTTGGAAGATATAAATTATGCAGAGTCTAAAATATTTAAAAGTTCACTTTCATCGTAATAACTAACGAATAAATTTTTTTTAATACTTTTACATTCTTTCAACTCTTTTTTCAAATCTTCTTTTACTTCTTTTGCTAATTGCGTTAAGTTTTTATCTTTACGAGCATTAATTCTTATTTCTTCAATCTTTGGACAATTTGTTAAAATTGGCTTAAACACATTTACTATTTTTTTTTATTTGTATCAACTAACAAATGAATTTTTTTGAGATTTGGAGGTAATATCTTTGACATTTCAATGTCATATCCAAATTTTAAACCTAATTCTTCAAGATTTTCCATTTTGTTAAGTTGCAGATCTTCAAGTTTAAACGGATTGTAACGCCCCTGTGTCAAAATTAACGTCTTAATATTCTGATGCGTATGCAAATTTCTTGAATATATCTCATTTGATATTTTATCTTCACCATTAGAATTGTAATTGTCCACTTCAACTTCTTTCAATTCTAAATATTTGACGGTCCTGGAGGTATATATGGCAAACAAATTCTGAAACCTATATAAACTCTTTCAAGTGTTGAAATTTGAAACAAGGCATCTAATGCTTTTTCTTTACCTTCTTGAAAGTAAAACCAATCATAAACTCCTTCAAAATATATTTCTTTAAGACAAAAAAAAAGTTGACAGGACATCAAAATCTGAAGTTCTTTTAATGATAAACGAATTACTTTATAAAGATATAGATAAAACTGACTATTTCGTTTTCAGCAGTGTCATTTTTATATACACTTATAAAAATGTTACAATATATGTCGAAAAAACCTCAACAAGTTGAGGTTAATGGAGAACAAATGGAACTAGTAAACCTTCTTGAATCATTTACAGTAGATGTAAATGGTCAGCAAATGGAACTAGTCAATTTACGCGAAAATTTTTCATTAGATCCTATGGATCCTATGGATGAATATCTATCTAATCAGACACCGTTAGTGATAAATGACATTCAAACAAATGAAAAAACGAAATTAAATAATTATCCGACTGAATATTTTGAAGAAGCGATTATTATACCTCCTCTTAATACTGATATCCGATTCAGCTCTGTTCTTCCACTTCATGCACCTACAGAAAATGAAAAAATAGGGATGAGCGTTCATAATAAAAATATTATAGTAGAAGATTTTTTTGAATTTACAAGTCCCGAATACTTACCTGATAATAAACCGTACTTGCCTTGGGAACATCAACATCGATACAAAAAACATCCAAAAGGCATCCACGAACATAAAGAATTTCAAGAAAATTTTTCATGGGCTATATCAACAAAAGAAGACGATGTGCTAGACCGAATCAAAAAAACTATTATCCACCCAGTTAGCACTCAACATTCATGTGGGTCTTGTTGGGCAGTTTGCTTTGCAGATACAATGAGTGATTGTTTAGTGGTAAGTGGGGCAGTTGGATGGTCTCCGAGAATATCAGCAACGTATATTATGGCTGTAATTCCGACTAATGGTATTCAAAGTCAATGTGCAGGAGGAAATCCAGCTAAAGTAGCTGAATATCTAGAAAGTGTCCCACTAGTAGATTCGTCTTGTATTGATTATTCATGGTGTTCCGGAGATAGTAAAGTGTGTACTAGTCTGTCTTCTGCTAGCCACTTTGATGCAAAAGAGCTGTCAGGTAGATTAAATAATAACATTCCCAAACCAGCTGGTTGTTATTTTGGAGATATAAAAAAATGGTTATACAGAATTGACTCTGGGAGTGACTATTTTTCTATTAACAAATCCACTCCAATTGATGCTTTTCGAAATTCTGTTAAATCACATATACTAGATTATGGCCCTGTTATTGCTGGATACGTTGTATTAAAAAATTTTTTTAAAAGTACACATACAAATCCTAAATTAAATGGAGGCGTATACTTTGATCGAGCTGACTATGAAAACTATTCTCCAGGAAAAAAATTATCTTTTAGTGATTCTAAAACAAAAGAAACCAAAGGATTGCATGCCGTAAGCATAGTAGGATTTGGAGTAGCACGAAATATACAATACGATAACGATAAATTTGGAGATGTTCCTTATTGGCATGTGCGTAACTCGTGGGGAACAAATTGGGGATATAAAGGTTATTTTAAAATGGCCATGTATCCATTCAATAAAGTTTCACAATTTGATAAAGAAGTAATGACTGATATAGGTGGTCCAGTCGGCTCGATGATTTTGATAAGAGCTACCAAACGTCCAACAAAAGGTATACTTAAACAAATACAGCAACGTTATCTTCAAAGCATAAATAGAAGTAAGCCTGATGAGTATTATAAGGCTAATGCTGACAACGTGAGACTTATTAATAGAGAAAAACTTCCAAGTAATATATTTTATTCATCAATCAAGAATGAAAACATTAATATATTTATCATTGCTTTATTTTTTGGTGTCGTTACAATTTTTATTATCTTATCATATACGCGTCTACAATACTGACGAAGGAGCAGATGGTTGAAAAGGAAAGTACAGCGAAGAGATGCTGTTACTGACTTCACGTCGTAACGCCTCGTATGCGCTAGTTGAACACGTATTGTTGAATACGATGTTTGCAATTCGAGTATCGTCAATACCGAGAACTAAATCGAAAAATGTACGTCCGCCAAAAGTTTTGAACCAATTAATATTGGCTTTGTTAGTGAGCAACGCGTTAACCAGGTCATAATTTCTAATATTTTCAAATAAAACTTGAGTAAAATCACAATATATGTACATAAGATTTATTAAATCGCGATATTTTCTTTCCTTTTTCATACAAACAGTGTAGACAGTATTGACGTTTATATTGGACAGTTTTAACAAATAAATTATATAAGACAGTGAATATGACTTATTTAAATATGCTTTTAAAAGCATTTTATCATCTTCACTGAGTATAGGATGAGAACATAAAGGGCATTTAAGTTTGTATAGTTTTTTGACACACTCATCGTGAAAAATATGACCACATAGCAATTTCTGGCTTTTTTGTATGTGTAAAAACTTAGATAATCTTGAAAAAGGGATAATTGTTACTCTATCAAGACATATTGAACAAATTGGTCGTTTCATTTTTCTACGAAAATGAAACTTTTAACAGCTTTGCTGCGATGCTAAGGAGATTTTTTCTATTTGCTGTTGTAAAGAATCGATTTCTTGATTCAACTTATTAATTTCGTCCAATTCAACGGAATTCAATGGATTGAATTCACTCCATGGATAATGATTTTTCATTTTTCTGAGGCGGTTTTTAACCGACTCCAATTCATGCGTAATCATTTCACATCTATCATGTTTGAGTTTTGGGGTGCTGTTTTCGATATCGTTCACCAATTTGTACAATTCAGTCTGTCTGTCTAGTAATTCATACTGAAATTGATTCACCTCAGACGTTTCTCTCAACTTTTTATATTCTTTGTCTATTTCGCTTAGTTGTGTGTTTAAGTTTTCGACTATCATTCTATTTCTAATAATTTCTTCAATGGTAATTGAGTCTTCATCATTTTTGCTAGTCTCTTCAAGTAGTTTGAGACGTTCAAATCGTTTGTTCAATCTAAAAAGAGCAGTTTCGATTTCTTGAATATTATCGTCGAACCAAACTTCTCCCTTTTCAAAAATGTACGGACCAAATTTGCTATATGTTTTTAATTTACACATCTCATCACATAGCTTTACACGCGATAAAGTCAGTGAGCTATGAACATCTGAAATTTTAAAGTAATCAGCATTTAAATCATCGTAATTAAGCATCTCGTTCTTGAGATGCTTGATGCTGATATCCAATTTTGACATCTCTTCACGTAATTCTTTTAGACGCTGACCATTTTTAATAAGTCTTTCAATAATTAATTTATCTACTTCTTTTTGTAGGTCATCTGGTAGATTTTCATATATATAACAAGAGTCCATATTATCGTATTTGTCGAGGTAATCTAATATTTCAATTGGTTTCATTTTTTTATTCCTACACTTTTCTACTAAGTCTTTTGTATCTATCTCACGAATAAAATTTAATTTGTTCATTTAAATACAAAAATTAATATTCATAAGTTATTTGTCAAAATCGATCAAATTATCATTTTTGTTTATTTTCAAACTAGTAACCGCGTCTATAATTTTAGATACGTCAGGTGGTTCGCCTCTTTCTACTGATTCGATTGTTTCAGACACTGTTTTAAGCGTATTACGTGTTTCAGGATCTACATCGTTTTGTACCGCGTTTATAATTGTACTCATTGTTGATGTGAGATCTGCAAGTTTATACTTACCCGTTGTTAACCCCGACTTTACTTTTTCAACCATCGATTTGAAATCAGGTAAGTTCATTATAGACCCAACGTCTGTGATATCATTTAAATTGGAAACAGATGATTTAATTTGTTCCACAACATCTGAAAATATTAGATTGTTTTCAAGATTTGAAAGTGCCCCGCTTAGACTTGTTACTGATGGGTCTGAAAGAGATGGTAACGGTTTAGCGTTATTGAACAATAAATTATCAAGTTCAATCAAACTTTCCCAAAAAATACTATTTTGTTCTTCAGAGTTAGATAAAAAATTATCCATTGCTAATGTCAATGAGTGTTTACCTGTTTTGAAATTGGGGTCATCGAATACGCGATTTTTAATTTGCTGATTATTAATCAAAAATTGCTTAAACAGATTTACTTCACACATTTGATTGCCGGGCTCGATCCTTGACAAGTATTTTATGTATGTCACGATCATGGGGTATTTTCTTTTCATGTGGACTAACGATGAGAAAAAATTTACGTATTGCTCGAATTCCATTTTCATGAAAAAGTCGAATGTTTAACTCCTTTTTCAAAAAAGTTGATTTTCAAGTTTATTGAAAATAGAAATTAATAAAATGGAAAATGTCATTATGAAGTATCTTATTGATAATCTTGCCCCTCGGTTATCTCAACGTTTCAATCTTGAGTTAAATGACGTTGTTCAAGAAATATCGACTCTGGCACTTGTCAAAGCGCCTGTGGCGGTGTACGACAATCTAAAGAAAAAATCGACACCTGTTGCTCAAAGAAGCTCTTATACCTTCTTAACAGTTGAACAAATGAAGACTCTTGCTCGCGAACGAAAACTAGTAATACCTAACAGAATCAAAAAAACAGAATTGAATAAGATATTAGGCGAATATGACGTGCTAGCTTCGAAAGTAGAGTTGCCAGATGAAGCATTACCACTGACTGTCTTTAATAAAATTGTTAATTTGTATTGCAATTCTAAAAAAAACGTTTCGGTGAACGATGATTCTAGGAAAGATGTGCAACAAATAAAGTCATTTCAAGATTTTACAAATAAAACCATATTTGGTTTCAATAATCCAACTAAACTCTGGTATATAGGCGAAAAACAAGGATCAGGTGGTTTTGGTGTGATCTACGATGTTTCATGTCAATCTACTAGTAGTAAATTGGAAGCAAAAGTAATTAAAATTGAAAAAAAGCAACCAGGAGTATCTTTATTCATGGAAATAAATATATATAGAGAAATGAAAAAAATAAAAGCTCGAAATATTCTCGAAATGATTGACAATGGGATGTATAAACATATTCAAGATTCCGTGCAGGAAGATTATTATTTCATGATCCTACCAAAATGCGACTTTTCTCTCAAACAATACATCGAAATAGAAAAAAATAAAATGACAATCACAGAAATTAACAAATTATTAACAGATATCATAACAGCTCTTGAATACATACACTCTTGCTACTTACATCTCGACATCAAACCCGCTAATATTATGTATCTTAACAGTAACTGGTACTTGATTGATCTAGGTTTGGCAAAGAAGTATAAACGCGAGGAAGAATCAATTTTTGACAAGAAGTACGCTGGGAATGGAACTGCCTCTTACATGTCTATTCATGCTCATGATGGATGCATGAATCGTCGATGTGATTTGGAATCTCTTATATACATTTTATTCGAAACTCTATCCATTGAACTTGCTTGGAGAACAAAGCCAATTTTGAGAAAAAATGAGATTAAAGAAGCTAAAATTAAAATGCTTACATTATTTAACACCTTCTCTATTCCATCCAATTTTATACATTTCATCGGCAGCATTCTCGCCATTAAACCCGGCCAAGACATAGACTATCAATACCTTAAAAAGCAAATTTTAGGAAAGTAAACTAAAATATCAACATCTAAAACTGTTGCTTTCATATGACGTGTCATATGAAAAATTGATTTTCGAAAGTAAAGAATAATTAAATTAAAAAATGGATACGTCTGACATTGCTTATTTAGACAAAGTGTTTGAAAAAATTAGAATCAATAAAAAAAATAAAGAAGATGAAAATCAGGAAGAACAATGTACTCATTATGAAATAGAGGAAAACGGAAAAATTATATGCTGGAATTGCGGAGAACTGATATCACAGAATTATATCACTTCTCAGTACACAACAACTACTAAAAGACGGCGAAAAATTGAGTGCACTATTTACAATGACATACCTTTGTATGTTCCGCAGTATATTAAAAATCAAACCGTTGATATATACAAAATAACTACTAATAACAAGACATTCCGCAATAAAAATAAACGCTCTATCCTACTTGCATGTCTTTATGTAGCGTCAAAGCTTAATAAAAAAGATTACTCATACACAGATCTACTTGAAATGTTTGAACTAAATTATCACGAAGCCAATAAAGGCTTTGAATTTATATCCAAACATATACAAAAAGATTCTCCCTACTTTATATCTTTCGATGTTGAAAAAGAATACACTAACAACATCAATGCATTACTCAACAGCCTTCGTATGAAGTCCCTTACCCCTTATGTATTCTCAGTGTTTGAATTGGCAAAGAAAGCCAAACTACTCGACAAGTCACAATGTAAATCTATCATATGCGCATGTATATACTTTTGGATCAAGCGCAAAAACATTGCAAAGTCTTGTAAAGATTTAGCAAGCAGTCTTAACATCTCCGATATAACTGTAGCTACTAGATACGTAGATGTCAGTGTCGTGGTGTTTAGACATATAATGAAACAGTTATTTTCAAAACTTCTAGAGAATGCCGACATCAATCTGGTTCAAGGGCGCAACAAACATAGAGAGTTCTTAAAATCCATTCCTCAATCGTCTATTTACAATCCTGATATCGAGACTGTTATACACAATCCATACGATCATACACAGATTGAAGCGATAAAAAAGAAAGTTGACATTAAATACCCATTAGACGACGTAACAGATGTCACAGAATGGAATATACTATTAAATAAACGATACTACACTACTAACAACGGACTCATCTTTATAGACGTGACAATATCCAAAAACACAAGAGATTTGACAATAGATTTTTCCAAATACGACCAAATAAATAAAACAAATGGCTTGAAACTCCTAAATTTAATTTTGGAGAAAAATTTTAGCAAATTTAAAGATCAAAGCGCCATGTAAGCAGAAAAATAATTTTATATTTTATCACACTTGTGTGTTAAAATCGTGCAGAACCGAGCGTATTTTACAAAACATTAATCATCTTTTCGCCAGAAATGCCAAAGAAGAGTTTGCTGTTATTTTGTAAAGCTTCTATTCTTTTGAGAGTGAGATAACTATCTGTCAGTAATTTCTCATTTGCTGTTGCTTCTATTTCTTTGGCTTTAGCTTTTGTTTCAGCATCTTTCAAGCGTATTTCGCTATTTGTGGATTCAGTTTCCTTGAGAATTGCATTTTTGATAATAGATTGTTCTTTTTCAAGAGAAAGTTTTTCTATTACAACTTGTTTATTCATCTCAGCTATGCGCTTATTAATTTTCTCTTCTTCCAATTTTTCATATCTACCTAAAATCTGTGTTGGAATTACCGGAATACTCAACCTAGTCGAGAGAATTTGCAAATAACTAGAATCGTTCAACCTAGTATTAATGTGTCTCTGAATATCTACTGTTAAATCATTCTGAACAGATGTAAAATTTGCCAGTATATCATCTACTGTTAATCGTCTGCATATTGATCCGATATAATTTCTAACATTGGAATATATTAAAACTTCGTCATAATCGATACCATATGATTTAATCACCGGAATAACTCCTTTTCGACTGAGAATATTAAAAACCTCGACATTCTCAAAAATTATGGATACCCCTTGCTTCAATTGACATTTAACATTTTTAACATTGTCCGATTGGAATATTACCGAGATATGATGATTCTCCGTCAATATTGGCATTTTGTACCCAAGTCCTGACTCGCTTGTGTCGCTCAACAATTTTCCAAATCGGTAATAAACATCTACGTGTCCTTCAGGAACCACATGAAATCCAAATAATAGGGTTGCGATTAACAAAATAATCGCAAAGCCAGACCCTACTAATTTAAACTTACTGTTACTCATTTTTATGCGATAACCTATCTTTAAATTGTTTTAAAATATCGGTGTAAACTTCCAACCTAGTTTATCAAACAGTTTTTTACATATAGTGTCATGAAAAAGTTTACGATCAATAGTCTTCAATATCGTAAAGTCTTCTATTTTACATGGATGGTCATGTCTTCTGAGTAATTGAAATAAAAGATATTGTACGTTCATAAAGTTTTTCCGATTTAAAGCGTCAGGCTTATCTTTTCCGTGCACACTGTCGTATATATCGACTAATTTTTGAAAGTCTTCGATCAATTGATTTTCCAAATGAGATATATCGTCGACTCGTTTATTAGTGAGTGTGAAGTATATCAGGTTTACATTCTCGTAGTGTTTAGTGTATTTCAGCTCTTTCAAGAACCAGGAGATGTGATTTCTTGTAATCTTTGAATATCGGAGATACTTGTGTTCACCTGTATTCGAATCATTTAGGGATATCAATAAACGATGTGCTTTGAACTTTCGATTCAGATCTTCGTAAACACAATTGGGTATTTTACAATTTTGTTTTCCTTGGTATTGCTTTATGCAATCTTGAAAATGTAGAACACGGTTATATATGAACTTTCCAACTATGTTAACTCGTGAATAATCTCTATGTGTTGTTCCAGTCTCGATTATAGTTTGTTGGTTCGAACAAAACAGACAGGTTCGTCTGTTGAACTCGTCTACCTCAAAGCAGCTTTCCTTATCACATTCAGAACACGTTTTTGGTATTTCCCCGCATACTATGGAATCTTTAGGGTCAAGAGGGAGATAAATATTCCATTGTTTATTGTTTATCAATTCGCGAGCTATATTCAAATATTTAACAACTAACAGATTCTTTCTTTCTATAATTTCCGTATTCTCGCTACTCACTCTCGATATGGGACTTCTCAATATCTTTGTGTATTCGTCAATAATTAGACTCGTTTGAGCGACAAATATGTTTTTCGTGTGATCGAACAAAATGGAATCTTGAAGTATCATTAGCTTTTGACGCAGGTCTTCATTCACATCATTAGAGAGCGCGTCAGCAATGAGCTTCAATTTTTCCTTATTTTCGTGTTCTTCTTTGTCAATAAATGCCATAATTAAGGCGTTTATAGAAATAATGTTTACCGACATTTTTCTAAAAAAAAATAATCCTTTATCTTGAAGATATTTTAAAATTTAAAATTTATTTATTAAAAATGACTAAAATAGCTGCGTTATTGATGGTAAAAAATGAACAGAGAAGAATTCATGTTACACTTGAAAGTATTAAAAATGAAGTAGATGGAATAGTATTATACGACACTGGATCCACAGATGACACGATAAAATGTGTAAAAATATTTGCAGAAAATAATAATATAGAACTTCATTTATTAGAAGGAGAATTTGAGGATTTTGCAACGTCTCGAAATAAAATGCTAGATTTTGCAGATACTTTTCATTATGATTATTACTTATTGCTTGATTCCAACGATGAATTACGACTCAGCTGCGCACTCAAACAAATTATTCAAGAATACAACGAAGAAATATTTTTAATAAAACAACAATGGTATATAGGTAATAACAACTCCGACTTGATATACTTTAATACTCGTTTAATCAAAGCAAAACCTAAATTCAGATATAGAGGTGTCGTTCATGAATATATACATAAAGATGACATGCTAGAAATTCCTAAATTATCAAATATCATCTTATTTCAAGATAGAATCGAAGATAATGATGGAAAAACTAGGGATAGATGGGAAAGAGATCTTGAGATGTTAAAAAAGGAGATTCAAAAAGATCCAACTGAACCGAGAACGCAATTTTATCTAGCTCAGACTTATCAATGTTTACGCAATGTAAAAAAAGCTAGACGCTATTACAAAAAACGTGTCAAAAATTTAAACGGCTTTTATGAAGAAAGATACTCTTCGATGGTTAGATTGGCGTTATTAGCAGAAGATGAAGATACAAAAATATCGTGGAATCTTAAAGCATTTGAACTTATAAAGCGAGCAGAACCCTTAATAGAAATTTCACGAATTTACAGGTTTAAAAACCAATTTCATCTTGCATATATGTTTGCAAAAATGGCTTGTATGCTTGATTACCCGCAGTCGAATTTAATGGTAGATGAAAAATGTTATTCTCATGATAGATGGCATGAACTTGGAATTGTCAGTTACTATGTTGCGAATGAGATAGCTCCATACAACTTAGAAGAAAGTAATAACGTGTTTATGACCGGTAAAGCTGCATGCGAAAAAGCAATCGAATCTGCTGATGACTTAATCAAGCAGATTGATATAAACAATTTAAAATTTTATAATTAAACGCATTTTTATTATGATGATTGATGATTCATGAAACATCGTTTCATGAATTTACTTTAGGATTTAGGCGACAATTGCGAGTCTGTCTCGTAAATTATCATAAGATATTTTTAATTTGTGATCTAATATTCTCTTTTGAATGGCTTGCATATCTAGTTTTAGTTTACTAAATGCATCGTCTGCGTAAGACTTTGTTTCTAGGGCGTTGAATATATTTCTCACATTTTCATACTTAAGAATGCTTGTGTTAATGTATTTACTAATTTGTTCCAAATTTCCATATGCTTTAATGTACTTGTACGACTTGACTGGGCCTATTTTTGGAATGTTGTCATTAAAATCGGTGCCACACATGATACAGAAATCTAACCACTTAGAGTAATCTAAATCTAATTTTTTTAAAATATTGTCTAAATAAATTATACTAAATACTCTAGATTTTAACTTAATATCTGAAAGCATTACAGGACATCCACATGCAAGCACGTCAGTATCTTTAGTGAGAACTGCGTATGCAATATTAGATTTGACAAGCTGCGAGCACAAAATCTCGGCTTCTCCTTCTGCTATTATGTAGTGTACACCGAATATACTACAAAGCTGCTTGACCAATTCAAAGTCATAACTTGTCAGTGTTAATACCTGCGACTTTAATTTTTCAACATACAATGTCACATGAGCCAAAGAGAAATTATCCTTTAAAAACTCATGACCTTTTTTAACAAGTTTATTATTAACGTCCCATAACAATTGACTAACCTTCTGGGTTTTATGATAACACTCCAAATCACGTTCCAATGACTCGATTCTGACGCATTGCATGTGTTTCTTTTCTTCCCTTTTTTTCTTTTCTTCCGACTTTTCTTCAGGCGATTTTCCATCAAATACAAATATTGGTTCTATTCCATGTTCTAACAATGCTACAAATAAATTCATAAATTCTTCTTCAAAAGTATTAGGATACACAATTTTATACATGCACACGAAAATTGAAGTATCTACTGCAATCTTTTTACCACGCAAAACATCAAAAGGAACCAATTCTTCAAAATGTTCAGGGTTATATTGGTTCTTTAAAAAATTTCTAATGCCTTTTATGCCCATTTTTTATTTTATTATTTCTTATTCCTGCTTTTTCAATTTTTAAAATTCATTTTTTAAAAAATGAATTTTTTGCATAATCGCAAATTGCTGATATAAAATGAACGAACATCCATTGACCCCATTGACAAAATCTACCATCGACATCATCAATCAAATTTCCAAAGATATTAATGAAGACTCTAAATGGATCACCAGTCAAGTTTACGAAGACATACAACATCTTAAAAGAACATTGAGTGAAGATCAATTGGCGTCGAGTGTACAACAGTATTTACAAAACCTGAAACTTGGGTGGAACCATCCCGTTTTTGCACAACACGCGAAAAATCAACAAGAAGAAGACGATTACATTCTCACTCCATTTGAAGTCGAAGAAGGAGTCGTTGAATGTCCACGTTGCAAAAGCTTCAAAGTCCTCTCCATGTCTGTTCAAACTAGATCTGCTGATGAACCAACAACTACTGTAGCAGAGTGTATCAAGTGCAAACTTAAATGGACACAGAACAGTTAATTTTTTTTAGTAAAATTATTATCTTTTGTTCAGAAAAGCATGACTAGATGGACAGTTGTACCTCAAAATATGAACAATAAGGCTCAGCCTTATGCTGATCCTTATTCTCAACCTTATTCTTATATGCCATACCGTGAAGCGACTAACTTAGCATCAGAAATGGCATACGCAGAAAATCAAAATTATATCAAAGGTGTTAACGACGCTTTACAAATGACTTCTAATTTTGGAGATATTGAAACAAAAGTAAATCAATTTATTAAACACGATGCTTTCATATACGGTATAGTCGCAGTAGTGATTATCGTTATACTACTTTTCATAAAGGTATACTAAATAATTTCAGTTAGTTTTTAATTTACGTCGTAAATTAAAAAGTATGTTAACAAGATCATTAGCATTGGGTAAATGGATGATATATTATCTGAAGAACAAAAAAAAAAACTTGTTGATCTCGACAAACAAATGAAGCACAAACGAGAATATGAGATTAAACATAAGAAGCGTAGGGAAATGTCATCTGAACTTACAGGTATTCCCGAGAATTTGATAGATATAGATGTGGTAAAGATTGGCATAATGCTGGGCATAATTAAGAAAAAAACAGTTATCGAGGGAAAAGAGCCTAACACCGGCTCTCTCTTTGATGTCATATTCGGAGACAATGACATCGATGCTCCAGCCAATTTTCAAGTGCCTACTCATTATAGACAAGCAACATATTTGATTGAAGAATCGGAAAAAAAAACGATTATCGAAAATAATGTACAGCAACAAAGCGTGTTCTTCTCTAATATAATGACCACTACTTTCAATAAGCGATTAGAAAATATTCGTGCTTTTGTTGACATAAATGTCGCTTCGCAAGGAATTGAAAGTTTTGTCACTGCATTGACTGAAACATTGAATATTCTGCTTGAAGAAGTGCTTTCTGACAATGATCAATATGATGATCGTCTTTGGAAAGCTTTACAAGTTACGCGAAATAATTTATTGGGACCTGTGAATGTTTGTGAATATAAAAACATAGTTATTAATCAAATAAAACAACTTTTAGATCGCTCCTTAGACAAGGAACGTATAGCTGAAAATTTAACACCAATTGAGAAACAATTAACTTTGTATCCAGACGGTGATGGGTTTTCAAATCCTTGCGCATCTACGCCACACCCATTTCTAATTGAAGAACTACAGTTTCGCGCGTTTACTAGTGATCCGCAGTTGAAAGCGTTTGAATTTAGACTAATCATTCAACAATGCTGCACTCCTAGTCTTTTATTCACACCTATTCCATTCGTTCTCGACACAGTAATGATAGGGCCATATCTAAACAACTCAATTGGATATTTAAACCAGGAAGATATAAGTAATTTTTATGTTCTCAGTGAAATAACCAATGAAGGCGCTCGACTTTGGGTACTTGATCCAGATTTAGACAAATTCACTGTTGAACTTGAACATGCTTTATGCGTGTACTTGATGAAACTATTTCGCACCTTTTATAAAAAATGTTTTTGCACTAACAAATACATACCACACTTTGAGAAACCTGAAACGACATGCCATTCTGATGTTTTCATCACCCTTCTGAACAATATTGCTTTTATACGAAACAAGTATCAGTTCAAGACTTTCATCACTCAACTCGTGAAAAAAAAATCCTTCATTATTCCAACCAAATATGATTTTTTTAACAGCTTTGCCCCAGAAACACGCTCTACATCCGAACCGAACAATAGTAATTCCAATCTAAACGACTTACTGTTCGACAAATGAGTAAATTTCACATAAAGCTAGTATAAAGGACTAAAATGTTGCAATCTAAGTTGTTAGAGTTTATTAATGCACTACTTGTCTTATTCGAAGATAAAAATAAAATTCTTTACAAAAGACTTATTCTTGCACACCATCAAATCAAAAATGTTCTTGACGAGAATGAAATTAATCAATTGCTGACCAAGTACTTCAAACCAGTCCATGTAGAAATGATTCGGAATCGAAATACACGTTTTTTGGACAATACACCTCTGTCAATTGACATTGCACTTCTATTTGAATATTGCACATCTGAAAATAAAACAATCATATGGAAATGGATTGATGTCATTCTTTCAACTTATGTAAATAACTAACAGCTTCAATTTCATTACCTGAAAATTACGCATCAAATAGTAATGAAATGACCAGATTGTTCCAAAGGATAGGAACGACATAAGAACTGTTATTCCTCGTAAAATGTCTAAAAAAAATCCTGACTATAGATATTCATACGATATTGAGAAAATTAAGCACAGATCTGATAAGTCCTTATAAGTTATCATCGATACTCCAAAATGTCCTGATATCTTTCAGGACGACGTCGCCTTTTTTGATCAAGTTACCGAGTTGCATATTAGTTGTCACGATGGCGAATCTAAAAAAGATTGCATAGATATAGTCAAATTTCACAATCTCGAATACCTAAGCATTAGTGCACTCACTCTTGAAATGTCAACGTGGGTCGAGTTCTTTCAAAATTGTTCACGTTTGAAAGAACTTCATCTATACAGTGGTTCTGGTTGC